ACGAGCCATCAGTTTTGTTTAGACGAATTTTCGAGAACAGCAATGAATGCTTGAAGCCTGATTCTGTTCCACGTATGGTTCTATTGCTTGCTGACTATCAATACAAGTCTGCATTTGTCGTTGACCAAGAAATTAACTTTGTTGCTTTTTTGACAGAAGTGATGGTTGACTGCGAATTCAAATGACACCATTCGACTATCTAAACGCTATCAATCAATCAAAAGAAAACATGATGGTTGGTACAGACAACGATGACTTAGCCGAAAAATCGTACAATGCGTACATTGTTAATAAAGGACTATCTTACTTCCCAGACACCGTACTCTATGCAAATGAGATGAACAGCCGTCATCTCTTAGACAATAAACCTCAATTTCTCTATTTACTAAATACCATCAGGCCTAAAAAAAGGTTCAGCAAATGGTTTAAGAATGAAATAGTTGAGGACATTAATGTGATTTCAGAATATTTTGGCTATAGTTACGCTAAGGCTAAACAAGTACAGAATCTCATAAACTCCGACCAACTTAAAATCATGCGACAAAAACTAGAAAAAGGTGGATTGAAGTCTAAGGAGAAAAAAAATGGCGGTGAACGTTGAAGACCTACTTGAGGTAATATTAAAACAAGAAGACGATTTTTTAAAAGTAAAAGAAACACTAACCCGTATTGGCGTTGCATCCCGTAAGGATAAAACATTGTACCAGTCGTGTCACATTTTACATAAAAAAGGTAAATATTATATTGTACATTTTAAAGAGTTATTTGCATTAGATGGCAAACCAACTGACTTTGAAGAGAATGATTTAGCGAGAAGAAACACAATTGCAAAACTATTAGCCGAATGGGGATTAATTGAAATTGTTCCTAGGGCAACAAATGTTGAAGAACCTGTAGCGCCATTGTCTCAAATCAAAATCATATCTTACAAAGAAAAAAATGACTGGCTCTTAACTGCTAAATATAATATCGGAAACAAAAAGAGAGAAGCAGAATAAAATGGAAGAATTAGTACAATCATTAAAAGTAGTTTTAGCGAACCACTATGCATTTTATTTGAAGACACATTACTATCATTGGAATGTAACTGGTCCTAACTTTCCTCAGTATCACGAATTCCTAGAAAACATTTATACTGAAGTGTATGGTGTTGTGGATAAAATTGCAGAAGAGATTCGAACACTTGATGCATATGCACCAGGAAGTTTTAATCGCTTCATTCAGTTGTCACAGATTCAAGGTGATGAAACTGTGCCACCAGCAGAAGTGATGATGCAAAGATTGTCGGAAGACATCCCAACAATGTTGGTAAGTATTCAACGTACATACGACCTTGCAGAACAAGAACGTTGCCATAACATAAGTAATTTTATGGCTGAACGCCAAGATGCATTTAATAAACATGCTTGGATGATTAGGTCAACCATTAAGGCTTGACAAACGTTGTATAGTATGAGATAATGTTATCTCAAAACAAATTAGGAGATTCTATGAAATCCATGACAGTATTGACAGCAGTAGCATTAACTACTCTCTCCCTAGTTGCCGTTGCGGCAGACAAACCAGCAGAAACAAAACCTGCGGTAAAACCTGCAACAACAGCATCAGCACCTGCCGCTAAAGCAGACTCTAAAGAGAAACCACATCCTAAAGTGATTACTCCAAAAGAGAAAGCCGCAAAAAAAGCAGAGGCTGAAACCCCTGCTAAGAAATAATTCTTAGCAGTATTTTTTATCATTAATTGATGAGGTATTTAAAATGGCATTTGTAAATTCTAGCAAAACACAGACAGAACTCTTGGTATCGTACTTGCGTGGTACAGGTCGTGGAATCTCTGCACCCCAAGCAAGGTCTTTGTTTGGTATCAAAAACCTCCGTGCCCGTATCAGCGACTTGCGCCAAAGCGGCTACAAGGTTCGTAAAGATATGAACACGGAAGGTAACACAACATATTTTGTTTCACGCAGAATGGTTGGACAGGCTTAAGCCTTATAAATAAACGTATCTCAGGGATGGGAACGTAAATGGCTCTTCTACCTTAGGAGCGTCTAACGCTGGTACAACGATATGGTACCCCTGTATTCAGTAAGCAGGATTAATGATACGCCTTCGGGGTATCAAATTTTTTTTAACTCGCTTAATAGGAGAAACTATGTTACAAAACATCAATAGTGCTATCGATACTTTTCAAAGCACAAAAACGCAATTCGTCAAAACATTCGTCAAGAATGAAGAACTTGCAAAACCCCTTAATACTTTCATTGAAGCGCAAACACTTTACGCAAAAGCAGTTGCAGTAGAAGTCAATAAGTTTTTTACAACTCTTGGCATTTCTGCATACACTTTTGACGCTAAAAAAGCGTTTTCAAAAACTAAGTAAGAGGAGATACAATATGGGACACACACCAATTCCCGCACTCTTTGGCGGACAAGGTTTCAAAGATTTTGATAAATTCTTTGTTGGCTTCGATGACCAATTTAATCGACTAGCAAAAATACATGATGATGTGACTAAGAATATTCCTAACTACCCACCTTACAACATTCGCAAGACTGGTGACAATACATACGTCATTGAAATTGCTGTTGCTGGTTTTGGTAAACAAGAAATCGATATCACTTTAGAAGATAACAAATTAATTGTTGCTGGCAATACAAAAGATGATGGAGACAATTTCTTGTTCAAGGGTATTGCTAATCGTGCATTCACTCGCACATTTGCACTTGATGACCAAATCGAAATTCAAGATGCCGCTTTGATTAATGGCATGTTGAAGATTGCTTTGGAGCGAATTATTCCAGAACATAAGAAGCCAAAGAAGATTGAAGTTAAAGATGCTGAATCTAAAACTAAAAAATTATCTAAGGAATATTTAACTGAGGATGATATGTTATGAAATCCGTAAAGAACTTCTTCATGGCATTACTTGAAGCAATTCAAGATGCGAAAGAGCATAAAGCAAAACGTTTTAAATAAACACCAAGGGGGCGCAATGCCCCCTTTTTATTATAGGATATAAAATGGCAAACTTGAGAATTTTAAAATTGACAACAGGTGAAGAACTTGTCGGCGACATTGTAGAAGAAACTCCAGAAAAATATCGTGTAGAGAACCCATGTGTTCTTGGTATTGCAATGGGACCAAATGGCAAAGCAAGCCTTCAAATGCAACCCCTCCTAATTTTCTCAGAACAAAAAGTGGTAGAGTTTAATCCCAACCACGTAATTTACAACGTATCAGTTGCACAAGAGATAAAAAACAAGTATAATGAGATATACGGCTCAGGAATTGTCCTGCCACCATCTCAAGGCATTATTACTTAATGAAATTTTATACGCATTTTTCTAAACTTGGTAACAACATTCTTGTTCGTGGATATAATAACGGTAAGAGGTTCAGCGATAAAGTTGAATACAACCCAACGTTATATCTACAATCTAAAGATGGTGATTATCGAACGTTAGATGGTCAATCACTTGCGCCTGTGTCGCAAGGCACAATGCGTGATGCTACTGAATTTATGAAACGTTATGAAGATGTTGACAACTTCAAAGTTTATGGCTCAACAAACTTCCCATACGTTTATATTAATGAAGCCTATCCAGGAAAAATAGATTATGATCCAGAACAAATTAAGATTGCGAATATTGACATTGAGGTTGGTTCTGAAAATGGCTTTCCTGAACCTGCATCTGCGTCTGAGCCAATTACTGCCATCACGTTTAAGATAGCAGGACACTTCTATGTGTTTGGCTGTGGTGACTACGATAACAATCGTGATGATGTAACATATATCAAGTGCCGTGATGAGAATAATCTTATCATGCGCTTTCTCGACATGTGGGAAGAAACATCACCAGACATTGTGACTGGTTGGAACATTCAATTCTTTGATATTCCATATCTGAACAATCGTATCACAAAACTCATGGGCGAGAATACTGCAAAGCGTCTATCACCATTTCGTAGAATTGGCGAACGTACAACTACGATTCACAACAAACAACAAACAGCATTCGACTTAGTTGGTATTGCTATTCTTGATTACATTGAACTGTACAAGAAGTTTACATACTCACAGCAAGAAAGTTTTAGTCTTAATCACATTGCATATCTCGAACTCGGTGAAAAGAAACTAGATTACTCTGAAGTTGAAAGTCTACATCAGTTGTATCGAACAAACTTTCAAAAGTTTATTGAGTATAACATCCATGACGTTGAACTTGTAGATCGTATTGACGCAAAGATGCAATTGATTGACATGGCACTGGCACTTGCATACGATGCTAAAGTTAATTATACCGATGTGTTTACGCAAGTACGCATGTGGGATACTTTGATACATAATGAATTGATTGAAGATAACATTATTGTTCCACAGAATGTTCACACGCCAAAAGATGAACAGTATGCTGGCGCTTATGTGAAAGACCCAATCATTGGTATGCATGAGTGGGTTGTGTCGTTTGACTTGAACTCATTGTATCCACACTTGATTATGCAGTATAATGTTTCACCTGAAACAATTGTTGAAGGTCGCCACACAAGTATCTCTATTGATAATTTGCTGAACGGTGAATATCAAGCACAGGGCGAATATTGCATGGCAGCCAATGGGCATTACTTCAAGCGTGACAAGCAAGGTTTTTTACCTGCTATGATGCAACGCATGTATGATGATCGTTCATTGTACAAAAAGAAAATGATTGAAGCGCAGAAGGCTTACGAAAAAGAAACGAACAAAGAACGTAAACGTGAAATATCAAATCAAATTTCAAAGTACAAAAACTTGCAGTTGGCAAAGAAAGTACAATTGAACTCCGCTTATGGCGCACTCGGTAATCAATACTTTAGATTTTTTGACATTCGCCAAGCAGAGGCAATTACTCTGTCTGGTCAACTAGCCATTCGATGGATTGAAATGAAGTTGAATGGTTATCTAAACAAACTATTGAAGACTAAGGATAATGATTATGTTATTGCGTCAGATACAGACTCTGTATACGTCAATCTTGGTCCGCTGGTACATATGGTCTACGGACAAAAGAGTGAAACGAAAGTTGAGACAATTGTTGATTTCGTCAACAAAGCATGTACAGAAAAATTCGAACCATTCATCGACAAGGCATATCAAGAACTAGCAGACTACATGAATGCATTTGACCAGAAGATGCAGATGAAGCGTGAAGTGATTGCCAACAAAGGTATCTGGACTGCAAAGAAGCGTTACATTCTAAACGTGTATGATTCTGAGGGTGTTCGATTCGCAGAGCCAAAACTAAAGATGATGGGCATTGAAGCAGTCAAGTCTTCCACACCAATGTCGTGTAGAGATAAGATTAAAGAGTCATTGAAGATTGTGATGAATGGTAATGAAACAGACTTTCAATCTTTCGTTGAAGCATTCAAACAAGAATTCAAAACTCTTCCATTTGAAGACATTGCATTCCCACGTGGTGTTAGTGACCTGTCTAAATATATGAGCAGTTCGGAACTATATTCAAAAGGCACACCTATGCATGTGCGTGGTGCGATAATGTTTAATGCGTTTCTGAAAAAATATAAACTGACTAAGAAGTATCAACTTATTCAGGATGGTGACAAGACTAAATTCTGCTACATGAAAGTTCCAAATCCCGTTCAAGAAAATGTATTTTCTATTCTCACAGTCTTACCAAAAGAGTTTGGTGTAGAAAAATATATCGACTACGATACGCAGTTTGATAAAGCATATCTTGAACCATTAAAAACAATCGTAAACACAATCGGTTGGAAGACTGAACGTGTTTCATCATTGGAGAACTTTTTCACATGAGTACAAAAATACCATCAGAATATCTAGCGTTTAGAAAAGAAGATGATTTTGGATTTAGCGCAGTTGACGAATCAACGTTAACTAGACTCACAGATCCAACTACATTAGAAGATACAGTTACTGTTAAACAAACGGTAGCGCAATCTTCAGAGTCTTTGCAACGTGTAGAAGAAAAATTAGATACAATGTTATCATTATACAATCAAGGTAAACTTGGTCTTGACGCAGAACGTCAAAATATGATTGCAGATGTAAAATCTGATTTAAAAGAATTAGAACAACTTATCATGCCATTACTTGTCAACTTGATGAAGAATCCGGAGAAGGAATATATCTACTGGCCAAATCGTACAGCAAAAATTCAAGAGCAGATCGACAAAGTATTGGCATTAACTAGAGGATAAACTTATGCTTTTTGCTTTGATTACATTATTGAGTGCTATATCTCTTTCTGCTATTGCCGCATACTATTCTGTCATTGGCCTAATGGCTATCTTTGCGGCTAGTCCAATTCCAATTGCAATCATGGGCGGTGCTTTAGAATTCTCTAAACTCATTGCCGCATCATGGGCATATAAGAATTGGTCAATTGCACCAAGATTTCTGAAGTACTATTTCACAGTAGCAGTTATCATTCTGATGTTCATTACATCATTGGGAATCTTTGGATATCTTTCTAAAGCACATAACGATCAAAATCTAGTGAGTGGTGATGTGTCTGCAAAAATTGCAATGATCGATGAGAAGATTAAAGTTGAGAAGGATAATATTGATGTTAATCGCAAAACGCTCAAACAAATGGATGAATCAGTGGACCAAGTTATGGTTCGCTCAACAAACGAAAAGGGTGCCGAAAAAGCGGCAAGTCTACGCAAAGCCCAACAGACAGAACGTAGTCGCATACTTAAAGAAATCGAAACATATAACAAGCGGATTTCGACTCTTAATGAAGAGCGGGCTCCTATCGCCACCGAAATTCGTAAAGTGGAAGCAGAAGTTGGTCCGATCAAATATATTGCGGCGCTAATCTACGGTGATAGCATTGATTCTAGTTTACTAGATAAGTCTGTGCGATTCGTTATCATTCTTTTAGTTCTTGTGTTTGATCCAATGGCAGTTTTACTTGTCATTGCTGGTAACTTTTCTCTGAGAGAAATTGCAAGAGCAAAGGAAGAAAAGTCTGGTGGATATCAGATTGATATTCCATCTGCTGAAGTTGCACCAAAACAAAAAAGAAAACAAAAAACACAAACGGCACAACAATCTACTGGTGATGAAAATTTGAATGCATCACTCATGGAACCCATACCCATGACAAAAGAAGAACTGGAAGATTTTAAACGCAAATACACCAGAGATGGTAGATCAAAGTATGCGGAGTTTGCAGAAAGATAATTTATGAAAATTGGTTTTAATTGTTCGTCATTTGATTTATTCCATGCTGGTCATGTGACAATGCTAAAGATGGAAAAAAAGTTATGTGACTATTTGATTGTTGCGCTACAGGTCGATCCTACTGTAGATAGACCTAGCACAAAAAACAAACCTGTGCAATCGGTATATGAACGTTACGTTCAATTGCAAGCATGTAAGTACGTGGATGAGATTCTTGTTTACCATACTGAAGAAGACTTAGCCAATTTGATTATGACGCAAACAATGCACATAAGATTTCTTGGTGAAGAATACAAAAATAAAGACTTTACCGGTAAACAGTATTGCATTGAGAACGGAATTGAGTTATACTATCATGTGAGGAATCATAGTTACAGTACATCGGAACTCCGTCAACGTACCCATGATTTAGAAGTGCAGAAGAAAAGCGAACCTGATGTTACTGAATATGAACAACATTCGCCAAAGTTATTAAACAAATATTATGAAGGAAAAACACAATGAGTAATTTTTTTACAGATTTAGTTGAGCAATTAAAAGATGATGACACAAAGATTCTTTCCGATGGTGGCGCCTCGGCTGAGTTTAGTGGTAGCATTGACACTGGCTCATATGCACTTAATGCACTACTGAGTGGTAGTATCTATGGTGGTGTACCAAACAACAAAGTGACTGCATTCGCTGGTGAATCTTCAACTGGTAAAACATTCTTTGTGCTTGGTATTGTCAAACAATTTCTTGATGCAAATCCTGATGGCGGTGTTATCTACTTTGACACCGAAGCGGCAGTCACGAAGTCTATGATGGACAGTCGTGGTGTAGACACTAAACGAGTTGTTATCTCTGAACCAGATACGATTCAAAAGTTTCGTCATACTGCATTGCAAATCATTGAAAAGTATCAAGCACAAAAAGAATCAGCACGTAAGCCAATGATGATGGTTCTCGATTCTCTTGGTCAGTTATCTTCTACAAAAGAAATGGAAGATACTGCTGAAGGCAAAGAAACAAAAGACATGACTAAGAGTGCAATTCTCAAAGCGACATTTCGTGTGTTAAATTTGAAACTTGCTAAGATTGGTGTGCCTTTGATCGTAACGAATCACGTTTATGATGTTGTTGGTTCATATGTGCCAATGAAAGAAATGTCTGGTGGTTCTGGTTTGAAGTACACAGCATCTACAATCGTATATCTGTCTAAGAAGAAAGACAAAGATGGTACTGAAGTTATCGGTAACATTGTTAAAGCAAAATTGCACAAGAGCCGTTTAACAAAAGAAAATAAATTTGTTGAAATCAAAATCACATACAGCAAAGGCTTAGATCGTTATTACGGATTGCTTGACATTGCAGAAAAGTATGGCATCATTAAGAAAGTGTCTACGCAATACGTATTGTCGAATGGTGTGAAAGTCTTTGGTAAGAACATTAATGCTGAACCAGAAAAGTATTTCACTAAAGAAATTCTAGACTTGATCGATGAAGCATGTAAAAAAGAATTCATGTACGGACAAGATAGCGTTGAGGGTGGTGTTGATGAAGAAGAATTGGAGTTAGCAAATGAAGATTAATGAAGACTATGAAATCACAAATCGTGATATCAAATACAAAAACAAAGATACCGTTGCATCTATCAAAGTTAATTCTGGCATGTATAAAGATGTTGAATTCAATTTTGGTGAGATTAATTTCTCCGAAGAAGAAAATCCTGACGGAACGTATTCAATCGGCTTCAACTATGATATAATAGATGAAGAACACAAAGCGTTACAGGGTAATAAAGACTTTGAAGCGCACCTCGGTGAAATTTTAAATGATCTTCTAAGAATCTCATTAGAAGAAGCAGAAAAAAGGTATAAGAATGAACTTGGAACAAAAAATACTGAAACACCTGATATTGGATGAAGAGTACACACGTAAGACTTTACCATTCATTAAAGGCGAGTATTTTCAGGAATCTTCAGAAAAACTATTGTTTTCTGAAATTGAAAGTTATGTAAATAAGTATAACACAATGCCAACGCAAGAAGCATTGGCTATTGAGATTGACAAGAGAATTAATCTAACAGATGAACAGCACAAGAAAACTATTGCACTTGTTAAATCAATTACAATCGATCCTGAGGTGTCTGATACCAAATGGCTGATTGATGCGACAGAAGACTTCTGCCAAGAGAAAGCAATCTACAATGGCATCATGCAAAGCATTCAGATTCTTGATGACAAGAATAAGAATAGTTCTGAAAAACTCGACAAAGGTTCGATCCCTAAAATTCTAGCAGATGCACTTTCTGTTTCTTTTGATAATCACATCGGTCATGATTTCATTGATGATGCAGAAACACGATATGACTTCTATCATAAAGTTGAAAGACGAATTCCATTCGACCTTGACTATCTGAATAGAATCACTAAAGGTGGACTTGCAGAAAAATCTTTGAACATTGTTCTTGCTGGTACTGGTGTTGGTAAATCTTTGTTCATGTGTCATTGTGCCGCAGCCAATCTGACGATGGGTAAAAACGTTCTCTACATTACAATGGAAATGGCTGAAGAACGTATCGCAGAACGTATCGATGCTAATCTGATGAACGTTGAACTTGACAGACTGATTGGTATGCCTAAAGAAACATACTTGAAGAAAGTTGAATCTTTACGTGAGAAAACTAAAGGCAAGTTAATTATCAAAGAGTATCCAACTGCTAGTGCAAACGTAAATCACTTTAATCATTTGTTGAATGAGTTGAAATTGAAACGACAATTTATTCCCGATATCATCTACATTGACTATCTAAACATTTGTTCTTCTGCACGTATGAAGATGGGTTCTTCTATTAACTCTTACACATACATCAAAGCGATTGCAGAAGAGTTGCGTGGTCTTGCAGTTGAACATAAACTTCCAATTGTATCTGCTACACAAACAACGAGAAGTGGTTTCACAAACTCTGACGTTGGTCTTGAAGATACTTCAGAATCGTTTGGTTTGCCTGCAACAGCAGACTTGATGTTTGCTTTGATTTCAACCGAAGAACTTGCAGAGTTGAATCAGATTATGGTTAAGCAGTTGAAAAATCGTTACAGCGACCCAACAACAAACAAACGTTTTGTGATTGGTGTCGATAGGGCGAAAATGAAACTGTATGATGCAGAAGAGTCAGCGCAGACTAACATTTCCGATAGTGGGCAAGTTGAAGACGATAGACCCGTATTCGATAAGTCTGGTTTCGGCAAACGAATGCAGAAAAACCGAGATTTTGGCAATCTAAAGGTTTAATTTCATAATGTGAAATATATCCCTTTCCCTAAATATCCCTTGACAAGATACCATAACTGTACTATAATAGATATTGTTAAGAAAGGGATACAACATGAAACTCATTCTCAGGGCAAAAGGGGCGACCTTGACACCGAAAGAGAGAAAGATTTTAAAGATGGCTACGCATTTTTATGCTAGTCGTTTGATGAGCGACAGGTTGTCAAATACATTAGAAATAAACATAAACGTCATAAAAGATTTTTATGTAAAAAACCGAATTCTCGGTGAAGCGTTTCCCAAAGATGATGAACGTGGAAACAACAAACAATTTGTAATAAATTTGGAATGGAACAAAATGGGCAAGCGTGTTTTACAATGCCTTGCACATGAGATGGTTCACGTTAAGCAGTACGCTAAAGGTGAATTAAAATTCCATGAAAGAGGGAACTTGGTAACGTTCCAACGAGAACAATATCAAGGTGATGAATATTGGGAATCATTATGGGAGATTGAAGCATATGGACGTGAAGTCGGACTCTATCAAAAATTTAGACCTACTCTTAAACTACTTAAGAAAGAAATTTGAAATGATTAAAATAACAGAATGGTATAACTGGATTGTACGTCAGTTTGGTGAGATTTGCGGTTGGATTGGATTAGTTTTAATTCATGGTTCTACAGTACCGGTAACGTACTTAGCAATTCAAGGTGAACCTACAGTATTACCCCCATTAAGTATGGTCATACTAATTTGGAGTGGCTTGCTATTATTCTTTGTCCGTTCAGCAATTATGAAAGACAAACTATACATGTTGTCAAACGGCATCGGATTTTTCATGCAAAGTATTATGTTAGCATTCTTGGTGTTAAAATGAGTGTAGATAGTATCAGAGCATACACCAATAAGATGTATGAACAACTTATTCTCAACAAGACAGAGAGAAGAATTGATGAACTACGTTTAGAAGAGCGTAGAATTAAACAAATGCGTGAAGTCAGCGAAGAAGCACGTATTGAAATGAATCGTAGAATGAATCGTTCTGGACAGAATGTAGACAGAATGGCATAGTGTGAAATCGATAGCATTGTTTGTTAATCATCCAGAGTGTTCTACAGATTGTTGTGATGGAATGATTAAAGCATTATCGCCAAACTATAAAATTAATTTATTCAATGTTGATAGTGATTTACTGACAGTATTAAACAATGCAGATATTGTTGCGTTTCCTGGAGGTATCGGAGATGCAGATTCTTATGATAAATTCTTTAGACGCAAACGTGCTAATATGATAGCGGATTTTGTTAAATCTAAAGGATATTATCTAGGAATATGTATGGGTGCATATTGGGCTGGTAGTTATTATTTTGATATACTAGATGATATTGAACCTGTTCAGTATATTAAACAAGATACAGCAGATATTCGTAGGTCTTACTCTACAGTTGCCGATGTTACTTGGAACGGCAAACCTGAAACAATGTTCTTCTACGATGGATGTGCATTGACAGGCAATCTAGAACGTGCTAAAATAGTCTCTACTTATGCGAATGGTGACGCTATGGCAATCATTCAAAATAGAGTAGGGGTGATTGGTTGTCATCCTGAGAGTCAGAAGTATTGGTATGAGAAGCCTAGAGCATACATATCAGAATACTGGCACGAAGAACGAAACCATAAATTGTTGTTAAACTTTGTTGACGAACTTACATCATGCTAATTTACACATATCAGAAATCAAAAAAGAAAAAAACTCCTGCAAAGAAAGTTGCAGAGTATGAGACTTGGCTAAAGAATCTTCCTACAACTTCATTCTCTAAAGGTTTCAAAAAACCTAAAGACGTTGAAGCATACAAACCCCCAAAAGCACAAATACGTGAAACAGTACGTTATCCCAGTTTAGCGACATTTGGCGACAATTGCACTAAGCCAATTCACGGCAAAGTTTACACTGGCGACAAGATGATTGGCATCGGCACATTACACAAAAGCAATGCAGTACCTATTTTTTCTAATGATGACGCAAAGGATCAAGCGTCAATGCGAAGATAATTATAGTCAATTATAGTTGATTATAGAGGAATTATAAATAGGTCTATTGCAACGACAGACCTATCATGTTTAAATTTAAAGAATACCTTATTGAAAAGAAAAACACTCACATGGAACATGCGGAAGACGATGTTCTGAATGGTGGTGTTGAAGGAACTAGAGATAGCATAAACGCACTCAGAGCGGTGCGTGACATGCTTGCTGGTCATTCTAAAAGCAAAGTTGACATTTCAGTCAAGTGGGATGGTGCGCCAGCAGTCTTTGCAGGACAAGACCCAACAGACGGCAAATTCTTTGTTGCGAAGAAGGGTGTCTTTAATAAAAATCCCAAAGTATACAAAACTCCAGCAGATATCGATGCAGACACTTCTGGCGACTTAGCAGACAAACTCAAAGCATGTTTGATGTATTTGCCTAAGATCAACATCAAAGGCGTCATTCAAGGCGACTTGCTATTCACACAATCAGACTTGAAGACAGAAACAATTGATGGTGAATCATACGTCACATTTCATCCAAACACTTTAGTATATGCAGTACCAACAGGAACTGAACTTGCTAAAGAGATACAAAAAGCAAAGATTGGCATTGTGTGGCATACAATTTACGAAGGCGATACATTCGAAACAATGTCAGCAGTCTTTGGCAAAGACATTCTAAGCACACTCACAAAGAATTCAAACGTTTGGATGACAAGTGCAGTCTATCACGATGTGTCGGGTAAGGCTACGTTGACACAAGCAGAGAATGACAATGTGACTGCGATTCTATCTGATGCTGGAAAGATATTCCAAAAGTTAGATGCCGCTACTCTAAACTATATCAATACGGACGAAGACTTGATCGAACGCATTAAGACATTCAATAATTCAAAAGTACGTCAACAGTTGAAAATCACTAACGTCAAAGCGCACGTTAAAGAATTAATCACATACATAGAAGATTACTACGAGAAACAAGCCGAGGGCAAAGGTGAACGTGGTCGTGCTACTCAGATGCTAAAGAAAAGCAAAGTGCTTAGATTCTTCTCACCAAAAAACAAATCACATTTAGAAGACATTTTCACAATGATGAATCTCTTAGCAGAAGCGAAGTTGATTTTGATTAAGAAGATGGATGAAGTTAAGACGTTGAATACTTTCTTGTTGACTAAGAAAGGTTACGAAGTGACTGGTGTTGAGGGCTATGTTGCTATCGATAAGATTAAAGGCAATGCAGTCAAGTTAGTTGACAGAATGCAATTCAGTTATGCAAACTTCTCACCTGATGTGATTAAAGGTTGGCAGAGGTAATAAGGTTTAATCTGAAACCGGACACCTTTATGTATACATCGGGTAACTATATTTAATGGTAGATATGCACTAAACAAGGAAAATAATAAAATGGCACAAGAAGGATTTTTATATGAGGAGAATGCATATAAAGCGTTGAACAAATATAAGATTTCAACGGGTGGAACTGCCGGTGCATCACACGACAAACCAGACCTGACCATTCAAAATAAATCGAAAAAAACTACTGGTTGCGAATTGAAGAATTCTCCAACTGCCGCAGGTTCTTTAGTTATGAAATACTACGATGGTAAGTGGCAATTCGGTGACATTGGAACTGATCCTGAGAAAGAATTCTTAGTTGAATTAGCAAAGAAGTTCAATTTGCTAAGAGAGATGAACACTAGCGGAACTCATGGTAAAGACTGGCGTGGTAAAGTGCCATGTTTGCAAAATGATGAACGAGGCAAAAAAATCATTGTTGGTGCTAAAGACAAGACTGCCGCATACAAAGCAGACTTAGAAAAGTTTGGTGCCCAAAATGAAGTGCATGTACCTATTCCAGCAAAAGCAATCTGTGACTATTATATTGCTAAAAAATGTTCGTATATCAACGTAGGAACACACGGATTCTTTACACTAGCAGGCAAAGATTTATTGGGTCTACAGCCAAAACTCAAAGCAAACAAGAATTCTCCTATTCCCGATTTTGCTACTAATGCATCTGCTGTTATTCGTGTTCGCTGTCAATATAAGGGTGGCGGAGACTATCAATTCGTTATGACGCTACAGTTTGGTAAAGTGTCAAAATCACCATATAACATTGCACCAATCAAAAAAGGTTCTGGTGCTACAATCGATGAAGCCGCATTAAAAGCAGACCCATTGCTTCTAGCGTTTATGTAAATTATAAATAAAGTATAACTCAGTTAGGCTACGGCAAACCTGTACAGATAAGTCTACGGAAAACTCTAAGAATATGAAATCGTTTAAAGAATCAATATTGCTTGATGAAGCAAAAGCAAAAGGCAAAGTAATTGTCGTGTACGGTGGTGGCTTCCAGCCATTTCATGCCGGACATTTGAGTAGTTACACTCAAGCCAAATCCAAATTCCATACTCCAGACTTTTATGTTGCATCTAGCAACGACACAAAGGTTCGCCCAATCCCATTCAAAGATAAAGAATTCCTAGCGCAACAAGCAGGAGTTACAGACGATTTCGTTCAGGTCGTTCAGCCGATTAATCCAGAAGAGATTATGAAGAAGTATGACGAAAAGAAAGATGTTCTCATTCTTGTTCGTTCAGAACGTGACCCAATGAAGTACACGAAGAAAGATGGTTCACCAGCGTACTATCAGCCATTTGTCAGCATTGATAAATGTGAATCATTTGAGACACATGCATATATTTTTGTAACTAAGAAACATGACTTTACAGTTAATGGTAAAGAAGCATTCTCTGGCAGTCAAGTTAGAAAAATGTATTCAGACGCAGACTCAGAAGGTAGAGATAAAATCATTGGTGATTTATATCCAAAAGCAAAAAACAAGGCTAAGGTAAAAAAACTTTTAGACAAATACATAGGCGGTGGCATGAACGAAGAAATAGAACAACAAGACGAAGCAGTACTTGGCTATGCACAACGTAGACAAAGAGCGCAAAGATTTAGAACGATGAATAAGCGTTTGGTGAGAGCAAGAGCGATGCAATCAAAACGTTTTGCTGATCCTAAGAGATTGAAAAGCAGAGCCGCTAAGATGGCATATCAATTCTTCAGAGGGCGCCTTGCTGGTGGTAAGAACTACGCAGACTTGGGTGCTGGAGAGAAAATTGCAATCGACACTAGATTGCAAAAGATGTTGCCTGCAATTAAAAAGTTTGCAGTACGTTTAGTGCCGGCCGCTAGAAGTAAAGAGATTGCACGTAAACAAAACATGATGATGCGAAAAGAAGATTTGAATCATATCTTTTCGGAATTCATCATTGAAAAACCAACTCTACCACAAGATAAGGATGTTGCGAAGAAAGACGGAACACAACCTAAGAAGTATTATGTTGGTTTAGATAAAGACACAAAAGACGCTAGAGCATCACACTTTGAGAAAACTGGACCAAAATCGGATTCAGATAAAAGTGCATACAACGATGCGCCTGGTGACAAAGAGGCAAGAGAAAAAGGTATGCCACAATCAAAGCATACTAAGAAATTCAAACAGATGTATGGTGAAGCAGTAAAGACGCCAGAAGAAAGAAAAGAAGTTTCTAGATTAGATCAATTGGTTCGTTTGGGATTAGCAGATACAAAATCTCTTGCAGTTATCAAACGTTCTGTTGAGAAGTTAAAGTCTGGCGACATGTTGAATCCGTCAGAGCGCAATGTCACAAATGATTTGTTGACAACGCTACTTGATATGGTAACATCAAACGATTCATTGTTTAGAATGACAAGATCGCAATTGCAAAAAGAAGCATATCTAAAATGTAATTATACCGCAGAAGGTACGATGTGTGAAAAGCACGGCATGAAAGATTGCTCAATGTATGAAGCCGCATACAAAGGCAACATTGGTGCAATGGAGATGATGAAGTTCTTTCAAGTTGCAACGCCACAAGAAAAAGAAAAACTCAAAAAACTTATTGCAGATAAGAATCAATCAGCCGCTTGGAAAATGATTCAAGACGTTACTGGTATGAAACTCATGGGCGAAGAAGATGAGTACGATGATAGCGACTATGATGAGACTGATGGTCTTTCAATGGCACAAATCGAAGTGTCTAACATGATTCAAGACGCAGAAGAATTGCTTGACATGATGGATGAAATGAATGAAGAGCCAGATGCTTGGGTACTATCAAAGATCACTAAAGCGGCTGACTACATTTCAACAGTACGTGATTACTTAGAATTCGAAGGCGACTTTGATTACCAAGACGATGACGAAGAAGGTAATGGCGAAGATGATGATGGTGAGTTCACTGGCGCAGAATTGGACATGTATGCAAGCGAAATGCAACCAGATGAGTTTGGTGATGCATACGAAGAGTTCAAGCCAATCTTAGAAGAAATCGAAGGCTTGAAAAAGAAAGCAGAAAAATCTGGTATACCATATAGCATTCTAAAAGCAGTCTATAATCGTGGCATGGCGGCATGGCAAGGTGGCCATCGTCCTGGAACAACATCACAACAATGGGCATTCGCTAGAGTGAATTCTTTTATCACAAAAGGTAAAGGAACATGGGGTGGTGCGGATAGTGATTTAGCATCTAAGGTTAACAAGAATGAAGCGTTTTCAAAATTTGCTGAAGCATTAGAATGGGGCACGGATGCAATGCGTAAAGCATATGCCTCAGATACTCCTGGTCAACCTACAGAAATTCAAACAGCAGATCATCAATCTTGTTGCGGTGATTGCGAAAAAGATTCAATTGGAGAAGAAGTTGATTGGGAACAAGTTGTTAATGAAGCAGACTATCAAGGTAAGTCTGTTAAGTTGAATGATCCATTCAGAACACCTGATGGTCCAAAGAAGTTTGGCGTATACACTATGGGACCAAATGGTAAAGTTGTTGTTGTTCGTTTTGGTGATCCTAATATGGAAATCAAACGTGACGATCCTGAGAGATTAAAAAGTTATCGTGCTAGACACGGTTGCGACAATCCTGGACCAAAGTGGAAAGCAAACTATTGGTCTTGCCAAATGTGGCGTTCAGACAAAAGCGTAAGCGAATTAGATTAAAGCGGAGATACACATGAAAGATATAGAAGAAGCAAAAGTTGGATCAGGTACAGCAATCGCAGATAAGTCTGCTGAGAAACGTGCCCAATTATCATTGAAAATGGTTCAGTTACGCATGAAACAAAATAAAGAACGTGAGGCACTTGCCGCACAAAGAAAGTCTTTACAAAAGGAAGAGACAATGACTGAATCATTTAGCGCATCTCAAATTGCCGCTTTGAAAGCAGAGTACTCTAAGATTAATGGAATTGATCCATCAAGTGACACATACAAGAAATTGATTGCTATGCTTGATAGATTAGATTTGAAAACTTTACAATCTCTTGCTGGCGCTGAAATCAAGTTCGTATCTAAACTCGCACAGAATCGTGTTGCTAGAAAAAATGTAAAAGAAGAAATTCAACTTGCCGAATTGTCAACAAATAAACTAGCAGACTACAAAAAGAAAGCCGGTGCAGATGCATCAGCCGCAGACAAAGCAGGCGATACGAAAAAAGGTAACAAGCGTTTCTCTGGCATTATGAAAGCGACTAGAAAGCAATTCGACAATGATGCAAAGAAAAGTGTGTCAGAGGCTTCACAAAGAGTTGACTCACTTGTGACTGACGCATTAAAAGTAATGCAAGGTTCCGAATTAAAAGATGCTGTGCAAGCACTAAAGACTGTACTTGGAGATAGAGAATACAATGACCGCCGTGGCCACTACAATTTTTATGTTAAACAACTAGTTGATATGTATGGTAAGAAAACAAACGAAGAGTTGTCACCAAAACAAAAAGCACTAGACAAAAACAAAAACGGAAAGATTGATGGCTTTGACTTAGCCGCAATTCGTAATAAAAAGAAACCACAAGGTGCTGACTTTGCCGCACAAAGACGCAAAGAAAGACTTGCATCTAATGGTCGTATGGATGAAGCAAAATCTGACTATGAAGTTTATCACAAAGACTATTCTGGTGCAGTACAAGCCGCTATCAAACAAGCAGAGAAACGTGGATTTGAAGTAGACATGGACGATTGGCACGACAAAGTTGCTACTGGTCCTAAGAAACCATCGTCAGGTAAAACAAATTCATTCTCTGTTAAGTTGAAGAAAGATGGCAAAGAATCTAAGAAAGCATTGCATCTTCAAGTGTACAACATGGACAATCACAAGTATGAATTGAACATGTACATTGAAGAGACAGAGCAAGGTATGGCGGAAGGCTTGTCTGAAATGGATAATCGTACACCAAGCGGTGATCGTAGAGAAAAGCGTAATAACAGCCCGGAAGAAAAAGCAAAACAAGATAAAGAACAACAGAAACGCTTAAAAGATACAAGCCCCGAAATGCGTAAAAAGTTACGTTTACCAGAACCAAAAGAAGGTGTGGCGGAAGAAACTCTTTCTGAATTGAACAAAGACACATTGTACTCTTATGCAAAGAAATCCGAAAAGGATCAAGGCGATCAATTCAACAAGATTGGTAAAGGCATCAGAGACAATGATCCGAAGTCTGCAAACAAGGCAGGTCACAAATTTTCAATGAGAAGCATTGGACAGAACAGAGCAGAAAAGCGTTTGGCTAAAGAAGCGGCATCACCTGCACAACAAGCGGCTATCGCTATTGCTATGAAGAAGGCTGGTAAGAAGCCAAAAGACATGGAAGAGAGTGACGCATACGACAAAGACGTTAAGCCAAGCGACAAGCCACACGATAAAGAGGCGGCCGCCAAACGTGCAAAACTAGCCGCATTAGCCGCTAGAAAGAAAATGACCGAAGGTCTAATGGATAAGATTAAAGCGATTAAGCGTGGTATGCAGGCTAAAGATAAAGCAGACGATCATTTTGACAAAGCAGGTGATCCAAAGAATGCAAACGCAAGCAAAGACTTAAAAAAAGCAGTTCGCTATCACAATCTTCTAAACAAAGAAGAAGTTGTTATGACTGAAGCCAAAAAGAAAACTTGGAAAGACATGAGAAAAAAAACAAAGAATGAAGAAGCACCCAATAAGGCTACAGTTAAAAAAGGCGATGATTTGAGTGGTAAGAGAGAACCAATCGAAATTAATCCAGAATTGAAAGACACGGCGAAATAACATGACAAACGAGTTGCCACAAATTTATTGTGACATGGATCAAGTATTGGTCAATTTCATTGGCGGTGCAAACAAAGCATTGTCGGATCAGGGATTAGGTCGATTTCAAGACATAGAGAAGTCTGTTAAGTGGGAAGCACTACAGAAAGTTCCTAAGTTTTGGGCTAATCTTCAACCAATGCCTGACGCTATGACACTCTGGAGATTCATTCGTCCACATGGACCATTCATTCTTTCGACTCCTTCTAAGCATATGGCTACATGTAAGCAAGAAAAAACTGAATGGGTCAGAAAGCATTTAGGTAATGTAGAACAAATTCATCTTGTTCCGAGAGAGAATAAACAAAAATTTGCAGTTACTGAAGATGGAAAGCCTAATCTATTAATTGATGACTATGAAAAAAACATCAAAGAATGGGTTTCTGCTGGAGGAATTGGAATACGACATATAAATAGTATGAACACTATTTTACAATTACGAAAACTAGGATATTAATAAAAGGAGAACACCATGGCACTATGGGGAACAAGAGATTCATTCGCAATCACAGGAACAGTTAGCGTAGCCAACACTACCACAACAGTTACAGGTAATGCAAACACAGTTTTTACTACACAACTTAACATTGGTGACACATTAGTCATTAATGGTAGAAGACGCAGAGTTGATGCGATTTCAGCGGCCAATAACTTAACTATTGGTACTGCTTGGAATACAGCAAACGTATCTGCTGGAACCATTACGGGTCAAGACACACCAGTTTATGTATCAGCAGAAGAAATTTCTTCTAATAACATTATTGGTGTAGACACAACTGAAGCCGGCATTACTGCTAACAAAGCAAGAGGTATTAATACACCAGGCTGGACTAAGTATGTGACATATACAGACATGCATGGCAATACACGATACAAAACAGAACCTTTAGTGGTTATGGGTGCTGGCGTATCTTCTGATGCACCAGATGACACTATTGCGGCAGACAGTTAATTTTCAATATTGACCTGAGTCCCAGGATTAGCATTCCCATTCAATTGGGTTTACATTAAGGAAAAGAAATGGCAGATAAAAAGGTAACGCAGTTAACAGCATTGACTGCACCGACACAAGACGATTTATTATTAATCATTGATGATCCAGCAGGCTCACCAGTAAGTAAGAAAATTACTGTTGGTGATCTATTGGGCAGAACATCACAAGTATCATCAAACACAATCAATCTTGCTTCAGTAGGTGCCACATCATTTACTGCAAACAATTTTACAGTAACAACAACTAATCAAGTCACATTCACTAAAGGTCTTTCGATCAATAGTGGCGGTACACAATCTGATACTGTAATTGCAACTGACAATCAAGCAAACATGTTCTATGTTAATGCGACTACAGATAAGATTGGTTTGATGACAAATGCACCAACAGAGGTATTGGATATTAATTCTGATGCAGTTCGTGTGCGTACTGCTAGAACACCAGCAAGTTCAAACAATACAGCAGTTGGTTGGGGTGTTGGCACTATTGCTTGGGATGCAAGTTATTTGTATGTTGCAGTTAATGCCTCCACAATTAAGCGAGTAGCACTAAGTTCATTCTAATGATTATTTTAAATAATGATAATTTTGATGAATATGCAGTAAGCAATTATATCAATCCAAATTGTGTATCTGTTTTAGAATTTCTAGATGATTTAAAGATAATTAAATACATCAAGAGACTCATAAACAAATATGCAGACAAACAGGATTTGAAAGAGAGACTGATACTTAATCATATCATATCTCTTTCAAATGTTTTTGGAGTTCAGGCTACTGTCAATATGTTGATATTCAGAATAGATAAAAAACATCATCACATTTTAAGTGCGTTTTTTGTTTATCTTGATTACATTGAACTAGAAAACGTAGAAGTTTTAGATTTAGCATTGTATAATAAATTAAAGAAAATCATTTAATGGCAAATTTAGTAGACTTATACTTAGTGTATCGAATTTTAAGATTGTTTACTACTCCGTTCGCAGAGTGGGAAGCAAACAAAACTGGTGTTATTGATGACGAAGGAAACATTGTTGTTCCTCAGGATAAAAGAACAATAGCACAAGACGATTCATTCACTAAGTTCGACTTATTGATTCTAAAACTCAAACGAGTTTTGGAAAAATTGCCGTTTGGTAAAACTAAACTAGCATCATATGCGGCCGCATTGTTCCTTCTCAAAGAAGAAAAAAATATTAAAGAAGATACATTAGAAGAACAGTTTCTAGACTACTACAATGGCAAGACATATTTGTCTGAAGATGTATCAGCAAACAATGTTGGTGGTGGAAACATTGCTGGCGCTAATGGTGATCCACCAAAGCCAACTAAAGTTATGATGCGTAGATTTGCAAATCACGATGTGTTTGTTGTTGATGGAAAAAAATTCAATGACGCACGTTTTGGCAAAAAGAAATATCTTAAGTATGAGAAGTATGTCGGCAATGATGAAGTAGGAAATGCAATCCGCAATTATGGACGCAAGTATCCTAAGAAGCCAATTATCATACAAGACGAATTAACAGGCGCTATGACATTCTTACGTCATGGTCGCAACGGAATGTTTAGAGAACAATTTGAACGAGAGCAATTAGTTGAAGAAGTATCTCAAGCGCAATTGAATGAGTTGGAAAAATACTTAGATCAATTGTTCAAAGCACTAAATGTTGATGTTGCATTCACAAAGCATTTTTTAGATAGAGTTAACGATTCACGCAATGGTAAACCTATCACAGTAGATGAATTACAATTGTTATTTAAGAAGACAATTCAAAAGTATGGCAAGAAGATTCCTGCATTGGGACCTGATGCAGAAGCAGTATTGAATGATATGAAGACACAGATAAATTTGCCATTCGTATTGAAGTGGGACAGAGAAGCAGAAGAGTTAGATTTAGTAGCAAAGACAGTTATGCGTAAGAAAAACTTTATGACGCATAATCAAAAATTCACAGTATAAGGAAACGATATGTTAGAAACAATTTTTTGGATTTTAGTTGGTGCATTTGTAGGTTGGCACTTTCCACAACCAACATGGGCTAAAACAATAGAAGACAAAGTGCGTTCGCTATTCGCAAGTAAAGAGTAATTGTCATGTGGATTTTAGAATGGTTGCCTAATTGGGTTTTCTATGCAGTCTTCTTCGGAGGATTGCTTGGACTTGTTGCAACGTATTTTCTAAAGTTCATTCCGTTTTTATCAACGTATCAGATTCCGATACAAGTATTGTCTGTTATAGCATTGTGCTTTGGAACATACATGGCAGGTGCCATATCAGACAATGAATCTTGGCTTGCTAAAGTAAAAGATGTTGAGGCAAAAGTAGCAGAAGTTCAAGTGCAGTCTGCTAAAGAAAATATAAAGATTGTCGAAAAGGTAGTTAAGAAACTTGAAATCGTTAGAATACAAGGCAACGAAGTTATCAAGTATGTTGACAGAGAAGTTGTAAAGTACGACACTAAATTTGCGCCAGGTGGTATTTGTGAGATACCTAAAGAATTTTTCGTAGCACATAATGATGCGGCAAAGGATTCAAGATGACTAAATATCTTGCACTATTCTTGCTTATATTAATGTCAGGGTGTTCTACTGTTGTTCCGGTGACAGTGAAGTTTCCCGATGCACCAGATAGAATAAAAATCAAATGCCCTCAGTTAAAGACTCTAAACGAAGAGGCTAAGTTATCCGACATAGCCAAGACAATAACCGAAAACTACACAACGTATTACGAATGTGCAGTTAGAAATGATGCTTGGATAGAATGGTACGAAACACAAAAAACAATTTTCGAGACACTAAAGAAATGAGTGATATAGTAGAATTAAAAGTTGATGTTGAGGTTTTAAAAAATCAAGTCTTGACAATTACACAACTTTGTAGTAAAATGGACTCAGTTATCGAAAAACTGGTGGATAACCACGACCGTATGGTCAATCAAATATATGACGATATGGAAAAAAGAAAAGCGGACACCAACACCGATATCAAAGAATTGCATTCTAGAATTACCACAATTAGTCGTGAAGTTTCCGACAAGGTAGAATTGACTGAACGTAGAATCATGGATGAGATTAAAGCACTTCGTGAAGAAATTCAAGAGCATAATAAAAAAGAAGACAATGAATTGCGTAAGATCATGGAATGGAAGTGGATGGCCGCTGGCGCAATTGTTGTGCTTGCATGGATCATGTCTAACATCAAAATAGATGCGGTATCAAAACTATTTGGTAACTAATTGACTTCCAGTCGAATGTACGTTATAATATACATTCGATGAACATTGTATAGTATGAGAAACATTAATTATGAGTATTTGGATAGACCAAAAGTACATTGGTACACTCTCGGTTCGCTTGGACAAATTTGTTCGCAAAGGCGATTACACCTATAACTTCAGATGCCCTATCTGCGGTGACTCCCAAACAAATCGAAACAAGGCACGTGGATACATCTTTGCACAAAAAGGTGGACTCTTCTACAAGTGTCACAATTGTGCTGTCAGCATTTCGCTAGGCAGTCTAATCAAAGCAGTAGACCCAAACCTTTACAAAGAGTATTGTTTAGAACGATACAAAGAAGGTGAGACTGGTCGCAAAGCACACAAAGAACACGGATTTGTTTTTAAGCCTGTTGTATTTGGCAGTAACAAAACAGACAATCTAAAAGGTGTTCTAACTCCCCTATCTAAACTCAGCGACACACATGAAGCGATTGTATACGCACGTTCTAGAAAGATTCCTGAAGACAAATTAAAGACACTATATTACGTTGACAATGTTCAGAAGTTGAAAGTCTTTTCACCTGAGTATGAAGAAAAGATTGTGACTGAAGAACCTAGAATCGTATTGCCGTTCTACGATAAAGATGATGAGTTAGTCGGACTAACGGCACGTGGTATTCGTGGTGAGAAACAGCGTTATCTTGTGATGAAAATAAAAGATGATTCGCCTATGATTTACAACATGAACGGGATAGATATAACACAGACTATTTTTGTGACTGAAGGTCCAATCGACAGTTTGTTTTTGCCCAATGCAGTTGCAGTCGGAAATTCAAATCTGAAGTATGCGCTCAATCACTTACCAAAAGATAAATTGGTATTGATCTATGACAATGAACCCCGCAATAAAGAAATCGTAAGAGAAATCGGTGATGCAATTGACGCCGGCGCAAATGTAGCAATCTGGCCTAAATCATACAAAGAAAAAGATATAAATGATATGGTACTAGCCGGAAAAGGCTTGGATGAAATTGTCGATACGATAAATAAATTTACTTTTCGTGGTCCTAAAGCACTACTTGAATTTAACATATGGAAGATGAGATGAACGTAAAATTAATAAGTTATTCACAACAAGCGATTGATGCAGACAAACAAGATGAATTCGAATTCGATTTACCAAATCTACAAGACCTTGTAGCATACTGTGCAAGAGTATCAAACCCATCAAATCAAGCCAACAGCGAAACATCTGAGAAACTTATCAAGTATCTCATTAAGCATAAGCATTGGTCGCCGCTTGAAATGGTGTCAGCGTGTATTGAAGTAGAAACAACAAGAGACATTGCAAGACAGTTATTGAGACATAGAAGTTTTTCGTTTCAAGAATTCAGTCAACGTTATGCTGACCCTACAGCAGAATTAGATGACGCATTTGTTTTACGTGAAGCAAGAATGCAAGATACAAAGAATCGTCAGAATTCTGTAGAACTTGATATGTCAGATGAAAAGCAGAGACTGTTAGCATACGAATGGGAACGGGCACAGAAGCGAGTATTGTATGCAGTCAAGAAAGAATATGAATGGGCTATCAAGAATGGTATTGCAAAGGAACAAGCAAGAGCAGTATTGCCAGAAGGACTTACTGTATCAAGATTGTATGTGAATGGTACACTTAGATCATGGATTCACTACATTGATTTGAGAGATGGTAATGGAACACAAAAAGAACACGCAGAGATTGCAAGAGCATGTGCAGAAGTAATTGCAAAAGTATTTCCAATAATTAAAAGTATACGAGAAGGAATTTGAATGTCAACTGATATTGTAATTGACTATAGTAGAGACTCATTATTTGATGAGTTGGGTATTAAGAGATTGAAAGAAAGTTATATGAAGGAGGATGAAACTTCTCCGCAAGAAAGGTTTGCACATGTCTCAAAAGCGTTTGGTAGCAATCCAAAACATGCACAACGATTATACGAATACAGCAGTAGGCATTGGTTGTCTTATTCTACTCCCATTCTTTCTTTTGGTCGCAGTAGTCGTGGGCTCCCTATTTCATGTTTTCTTCCATATCTACACGATAGTGCAGAAGGGCTTGTCAATTGCCTTGCTGAAGTCAATTGGCTTTCGATGTTGGGTGGTGGTGTCGGCATCGGTGTCGGCATTCGCAGTTCGGATGATAAGTCGGTTGGAGTCATGCCGCACCTTCGCACATATGACGCATCATCTCTCGCTTATAGACAAGGTAGGACTCGCCGTGGTTCCTACGCTACTTATCTTGATATCTCTCATCCAGATATTCTTTTATTTCTTGAAATGAGAAAGCCTACGGGCGATCCCAATTTACGCACATTGAATTTGCATCACGGAATTAACATTCCAGATTCATTCATGCAAATTGTTGAACGATGTATGCTAGACAAAGATGCAGATGACTCTTGGGAATTAAGAGACCCACACAGCAATGAAATTCGTGAAGTCGTTTCTGCTAAAGATTTATGGCAACGTATACTTGACATTCGTATGCAAACTGGTGAACCATATCTACACTTCATTGACGCAAGCAATCGTGCTATGCCACAGTTTCAAAAAGATTTAGGGCTAAGCATCAAACAGAGTAATCTTTGCTCTGAAATTATTTTACCTACAGACAAAGATAGGACAGCAGTATGTTGTTTGTCTTCAGTTAACTTGGAGTACTTTGATGAATGGAAAACAGATAGTTTATTTCTTTCTGATATTGCTGAAATGCTTGACAATGTTCTTCAGTATTTTATTGATAATGCTCCTGCCGCCGTTGAACGTGCAAGGTTCTCTGCCATACGTGAGCGCAGTATTGGTATCGGTGCTTTGGGCTTTCATGCTTATCTACAACGAAATAACGTGCCGTTCGAATCAGCACTTGCAGTCGGAAGAAACAAACAAATCTTCAAACACATAAGGGAACAACTCAATGATGCGAATCTTAAATTGGGTAAAGAGCGAGGTGAGGCTCTTGATGCTGTTGGCACTGGTCAACGTTTTAGCCATCTTATGGCTGTTGCTCCAAATGCTTCTTCGTCTATCATCATGGGAAATACTAGCCCTAGTATCGAACCTTATCGTGCTAATGCTTATCGTCAGGACACTCTATCGGGCTCATCATTAGCCAAAAACAAATGGCTTGACAGAATCATTAAAGATGTAGTAAAATCAGAAGATGAATATCAAACAGTTTGGTCTAGTATCATTGCGAATGATGGTAGCGTACAGCACTTAGATATTTTAGATGATTGGCAGAAAGACGTATTCAAAACATCTATGGAGATTGACCAGCGTTGGTTAGTCAATCATGCCGCAGATAGACAAGAGTATATCGACCAAGCGCAATCATTGAATCTGTTCTTCCGTCCTGATGTAAACATTAAATATTTACATGCAGTACACTTTCAAGCATGGAAGCAAGGACTCAAAACATTGTACTACTGTCGTTCAGAGAAGATTGGTAAAGCAGATAAAGTTTCAAAACGCATTGAACGTGAAGTAATTAAAGAACTAGATATGAAAGCACTTATTGATGGTGATGCATGTCTCGCATGTGAAGGATGAAAATGAAAGTACTTAGATTTACAGCATCATGGTGTCAGCCATGTAAGATGTTAGCAAAAACATTAGAAGACGTTGAAACTCAAATTCCAATTGAAGTTATTGATATTGATGAGAATCAACAAATTGCAATGGACTATGGCATTCGTGGTGTACCAACTCTAGTGATGATAGATGGTGACATTGAAGTCAAAAGAGTTTCTGGTATGCTGATGAAAAATCAACTGACAGATTGGTTGGGTGCTTAAATGGACTTTGGACTTTGGGATATAGTGTTTATAGTTGGACTGACAATATTTTGTCTATACAGAGATTTCAAAAAACGATTTCAAGTGAAAGAAAATGAAATAGATAGAGTACTGACTGAAGCAGAACAAGTTAAATATAGAAATATGGTAAGAGAAGTTATGTTTTGTAAAAGTGAAATAGTTGAGGGACAAATTTTTGTTTATGAAAGCACCACAAATGCATTCGTCACACAACAGCCCAACGTTGAAAGTATGTTCAAATATTTCATAGACAATCACCCTAATAAAAGAATACAATTCGGAGAATAATAAAAATGAGTGTTACGAAAATAAAAAACAATTTAATGGATAACAGAGATGCATTCAAGCCATTCAACTATCCATGGGCATATGATGCATGGTTAAAGCACGAACAGAGTCATTGGTTGCATACAGAAGTTCCAATGGCTGAAGATGTAAAAGATTGGAAGAAAAAATTAACAGTAGAAGAAAAACATTTTCTCACAAACATCTTTCGATTCTTCACACAAGGTGACATTGACGTTGCTGGTGGTTATGTAAAAAACTATCTACCATATTTCAAGCAACCAGAAGTACGTATGATGTTACTTGGCTTTGCGGCTAGAGAAGCATTGCACGTTGCCGCATACTCACATTTGATTGAAACATTGGGTCTGCCAGATACAACATATAACGAATTCTTAGCATATCAAGAAATGAAAGACAAGCACGATTATGTGCTAGATATTTCAAATGCAAATGGGGATTTACAATCAACTGCAACCCACATCGCCGTGTTCAGTGCTTTCACTGAAGGGATGCAGTTGTTCTCTTCTTTCATTATGCTTTTGAACTTTCCACGCATGGGTAAAATGAGAGGCATGGGACAGATTATTACTTGGTCGATTGTTGATGAAACACAACATGCTGAGTCTATGATTAAACTCTTTAGGACGTTCATTCAAGAGAATCACGAAATATGGAATGACGAACTAAAATCACGCATATATACTATTGCAGAACGAATGGTTGAACTTGAAGACAAGTTTATCGATTTAGCATTCGGTATCAATGAGATGGAAGGACTCACTTCAGAAGAAGTTAAGAAGTACATTCGTTACATTGCAGACAGGCGCCTTATCAGTCTTGGGCTGAAAGGTATTTTTAAAGTTAAAAGAAATCCATTACCTTGGGTTGAAGAAATGATTAA